CAGTTCCACATCGTACCCAAGCGCCTCCATGATGGAAACGAAGGTCTTGTTCACGACCTTATCACCGCCATTGATCACACGGCTGACATAGGATGCTGAAGTGCCGACTTCCTCGGCCACCTTTGCCTGTGTTGTATTACCCTCGATGCACTTCACCTTGACATCAAGTTCTATATTATTTCTCAGCATGATATTCCTCCGAAGTACGGTTCATAAGTTTCACGAATCGTTAAATTTATTTTAACACAGAATTATAAACATTTCTACCCCTGCCACGAAAAAAGCACCCCGCCGAAACGAGGTGCATGCATATGTGCCTGTTCTGTTATGCGTCTACATCTATCTTAAGACCGGATTTAAACTCCACGGTAAGTTTCTCATCGTAAACCGTAATCTTCTCGATCAGCCTTCTGACCAGTGCTTCAGAGTATTCGGTGATCGCCTGTGTCTGTTCATCGAGAAATGAAATCATGTCATTGACCTGATCGATCGCGCCTTGCCTTGCTGCTGCATCCGCAAGGATCGCCTGTCGTTCCTCCCGGAGGGTAATGATGGCATCTCCAATCTCATCGATTTTCGTCTGGTCATTTCCGGCATTCAGAAGTTCCATCTGTTTGACCTTGATTTCTTTGTCAACCTCGGCAAGCTGCCCCTCTGTATCCCCGGTAAGTTCCAGCTGAATGTTCTGCTTGAGAACAGGGAGGACGCTGTCTTTTTTCGACCAGGCATCGTTTATTGCCGTGACCACCGCCGCCTGCAGGTCTTCCTCACGAATGGTTCTCGCCGGACATTCAATTCCGCTCTTTTTCTTTTCCACCCGGCTGACGCAGCGCCAGACCGTTGACTTGCAGCCCCGGTTGTTCCATTTTATTCTGCGGTAGATGTCTCCGCAGTGGGTGCAGACAACCAGACTCGACAGAGCGTATTTTGCACTGTAGATCCTGCGTCTGCCGTCAGTATTGATATTCGCCCTTCTTACGATCTCCGCCTGGACTCGCAGGAAAATATCCCGGTCAATGATTGCCTCATGGCTGCCTTCCACGTAGTACTTGGGTGCAATACCGTTATTGGCAACACGCTTCTTTTCGAGGGTGTTGACCGTGTAAGTCTTCTGCAGGAGTGCATCCCCGATGTATTTCTCATTGGTGAGGATCTGTTTGATATTGCTTTCCCACCATTTCCCGTTCCCGGCACCGTTCAAAATGCCATCGTTCTCAAGCCCGGCCTTTATTTGAAGAAAACTTCTGCCGTCCAGGTATTCGGCGTAAATTCTCCTTACGATCTCCGCCTCCTCCGGGACAATGATCAGTTTTCCCTCCTTGTCCTTGGTGTAGCCGAGAAACCGTTTATGGTTTATCTGAACCTTGCCCTGCTGATTTCTGAACTGAAGACCGAGCCTGACGTTCGCAGACAGTGACTCGGATTCCTGCTGCGCCAGTGCTGCCATGATGGTCATAAGGACCTCGCCCTTGGCATCCAGGGTGTTGATATTTTCCTTCTCAAAGAAAACGGCAATATTCAGCCCCTTCAGTTCCCGAGTATATTTCAGGCAATCCACGGTGTTTCGGGAGAAGCGGCTAATCGACTTGGTGAGTATCAGGTCGATCTTTCCGTCCCTGGCATCCTGTATCATGCGATTAAATGCCTCGCGCTTGGCTGTGTTGGTTGCACTGATCCCATCGTCAGCGTACACTTCGACCAGTTCCCATTCCGGCTTGGAGAGGATATAGGAAGTGTAATGCTCCACCTGTACCTCGTAGCTTGATTCCTGCTCTTCGAACTCAGTGGAAACACGGCAGTAGGCCGCCACTCTTGTTTTCTGCGCTTTCTCGGTTTTCTTCTGTGTCCCGACCGTACGTCTTGCCGGGATAACCGTAATGTTCTGTGCAAGTGCCATTAACTGCTCACCTCATTTCTGACCAGCCCGTAGGCGAATTCCACCTGTTTGACCGGATCATCGTATTTCCTCGGAATCTCCGGCATGGAGAAAGAATCGTAGTACTTCGCCTGTGGCAATGGCTTCGTTTGTCTACAGTCTCTGCCGAGCGCTACTTCACGGCGTTTACGTTCCTCCTCTGCGGCATCAAAGGTCTCTTTATCGATGATCGTCGGGTAGCTATCGCTGCCGAGGTACTTCTTGTTCTGCAGGATATTTTTTACACCACTGTGCTTAAGCGGCAGACCAGCAGCCTTCGCAGCCGCTTTATAGGAACCGCCAATTAAATACACAGCGTACATGAGTTTTATCAGTTCTGCTTCTTCCTCGTTTATGACGATTTTTCCTTCGACCACGTCATATCCGAATGGTGTGTGCTTCATTCTAATCCATCCTTTCCCGGAAGACGGGTCCGCATTTCATAGCAAACCCCACTTCTGTTTTACTGTACAGCACGATGTGGTCAACAAAGGCAGAAAACAGTTCATCGTCAAATTCTGTAATGTACTGTTCCTGTGCTGTGTACCGCATCAGGTCTGCAAGATTCTCTCTGCGTTTTTTATCTGCATCCGATGACTGCAGCTTTTTCTCTGCCAGGAGCTGCTCCTCCTTCTTCAGAAGAAGGTCGTTCTCCTCCTGATAAACAGCCGGGTCCAGAAGCCCTTTACTAAAGAACTGATGAATCTGCTGTCTGCGCTGCATGTTCTGTTCGAGAAGCATATCGATATTGTCAAGCCTTTCGAGCCGCGCCTTGGTGTGTCCCTGTCTCAGCATGACGGAATACGGTATCAGTATCTTGTCTCTTGCATATGTCAGCTTGTTCATCATAGTGACAAATGCGCCTCTCACAGGCTCCTCCGGTACTGAGGTCAATCCGCACACCGTTTTATCCTTGATATGGGTCTGACAGGAGAATCCGAAATAGTTGTACAGTTTTGTTCTCTTGCACTTGCCGCCGCACTGTCCGCAGACGATCTTGCCGGAGTACACATACCTTTTCTTGTATTTTTCCCGATCATCCCGGTTTCCTTTTTCACTGGCGTTCAGATCCAGAATCGCATTTGCAGCTTCATGCTGCTCCCGGCTGATAATCGCCTCGTGGTGATCCTTGAAATAATACTGTGTTCTTTCGCCGTTATTTTCATGCCGGATGAAGCGGTCATCCGTGTAGGTCTTCTGACAGAGAACATCGCCCTTGTACTTCTCATTTCGAATCATCTGGGCAATGACTCCGCTTGTCCATTTGCTGCCTCTTTTCGTCTGAACCCCCGCTTCGTTCAGTTCTTTCGCAATTGCACTTGAGGACTTTCCTGCAAGAAGTTCATCGAAAACAAATCGGACAATATCAGCCTGCTCTTTATTGATGACCATCTTGCCGTCAATGTTGTCATAGCCGTAAGGCGGATATGAAATCTTGAAGGTTCCGTTCTGGAATCTTTTCTGCATACTCCACTTGGTGTTCTCTGCTATGGAGTGGGATTCGCTCTCTGCCAGGCTTGAAAGAATGGAGAGCAGAAGCTCGCCCTCCATCTTGCCCGTGTCGATATTTTCTTTCTCGAAAAAGATGTAGATGCCCTTCTCACAGAGTTTTCTGACCGTTTCAATGCTGTCTACCGTGTTGCGGGAAAAGCGGCTGATGGACTTCACGATAATGTAGTCAATCAGCCCTCGGTCGCAATCATCCAGCATGCGGAGCAGACCGTCACGCTTGGCCATTGAAGTGCCGCTCACACCTTCGTCATAATACAGTCCGGCATATTCCCAGTCCGGTCTTGCCTTGATGTAACGCTCATAATGGTTCTTCTGCGTTTCCAGGCTGACCAGCTGTTCATTGGAATCAGTGGATACCCTGGCGTAGGCTGCAACGCGCAGTTTCCGTTTGCTGTTGTCCTTCGCTGCCTCGATCTTTGTTATCCTTGCCATTGTCTCGCCTCCTTTCACTTGGGGTAGTATATACATCACTCTAAAGCCCCTAAATAGCAAGCTATTTGTCGATAATTTTCGATAAGAACGGAGAGAAAGATCGGCGGTTTCTCGCCATAATTCTGGTGAATTCGTCAACCGTTATAAACCCCTCATCGAGCAGTTTCCGGGTCAGCTGTTCTGCCAGCAGATAGTCATATTCGTTCTGCATTTCCTCATTGGTCGGCTTCGGTACATCCGCCGGATTCACTTTGCCGTCTATCGTCTGTATTACCTGCATAGAAAACACCTCCTACCAGGTAGCCCCGGCGGGAGGTGAAATCTGACGGTTTGAGAGAATTTATCAATCTTTTCTGTAGAAGTCACAGACATATCCATCTGCCCGGAGGATCAGCCCGTTCGCCCAAGGAGGGACACGCGCCATCTGCTCACACAGGACGTCAAGGCTCATCTTCGGGTTAGCCTCGATGATCAGTTCGTCATGCACATGGGCAACGATGCTGCAGCACCGGAGCGTCTTCATGGCATACATCAGAATATCTCTCGATGTGGCCTGCACAATGTTCTCCACGAACTTGGGACCATAGCTTTCGATCCGTTCCCATTTCTTTGTGCCGCCGACACCTTCATAGGTAACGGACGCGCCGCCGAAACGGTTCTCTCCGATACGTGGTTTTACATAGGCAAGTGTGCGGCCGGAAGGGAGGAGGATGAAGAGCATCCCGCTCTGATAATAGAACTTCACACCTTTTACCATCTGCGGCTGTTTCTCTTTTATAACTTTCTTTACAGCCGTATCCACATCCCACCAGAAGCGGACGATATGAGGATTGGACTGCCTCCATGCATTTACAAGCGGCTGCAGTTCCTCCTCGGCAAGACCCATCTCAAGAGCGCCCATTGCTTTGAGCGCCCCGACTGATCCGCCGTACCCGAGAGCCAGTTCTGCGATTTTTCCTTTCTGCCGGAGATGCCCATTCACGCCATGCTTCTCAACAGGCACCTTAAACATCTGACTTGCGGATGCACAGTAGATATCGCCGCCGTCCTTAAAGACCTGTGTCCGCCAGTCCTCTCCGGCAAACCAGGCGATAACCCTTGCCTCGATAGCTGAGAAGTCCGCTACATAGAACTTCTGCCCGTCAGCCGGGATGAACGCCGTCCGTATCAGCTGTGAAAGCGTATCGGGGATATCCTCATAAAGCATATCCAGAGCGTCCATGTCACCGCTTCGGACAAGACTCCGTGCCTGCTCCAGATCCGGCACATGATTTTGCGGAAGATTCTGCAACTGGACAAGCCTTCCGGCAAACCGACCTGTCCGGTTGGCACCGTAGAACTGGAACATTCCTCTGCACCTGTTATCCAGGCAGGCAGCATTCTGCATCGCCTGATATTTTTTCACTGATGATTTGGCAAGCTGCTGCCGGAGAGACAGTGCCTCCGATACCTCGCCATCCGTTTCTTCGATCAGGGCAGCCACAGTTTTTTTGCCGAGCGTATCTGTTTCCAGACCGTTATCCGAAAGCCAGGACTTCATCTGCACCACGCTGTTCGGATTATCAAGCTCGGTGATATCCTTCATGGCTGCCGTGAGCCTTTTCCGGGACAGTTCATCTATGGCGATTGCCTGCTCCACAAACGGCATATCCACACGGATGCCCCTGTCGTTGATCTCCTGGTCGATGTGGTATTCATCCCATATCTCATCCGGCACAGGAAACTTTGACAGCTTCTGCTGTATCTGCATTTCCGTCTCCACGTCACGGATGTTATACGACTTGTACCTCTGCCATTTTTCTGTATCATGCTCCGGCAGATTCCTTGTACGTCCGCCGTTAGACTTGGTCGGATTGCACGGCACAGAGAAATACCGGATTAGGTCTTTTCCTTCAGTCAGCTTCTGCTTTTCAAGCCCCAGCACCGCACCGACCCCTTCCAGGGATAGAGGAAGACCCATATACGCAGACCAGACCATCGAACACCGCCAGGACGCAGGATTCAGAAACCTCGCGCATCCCCTTGAGAGCGGATGGTTGTCATGGAACGGATCAAGGCTGATACCCATATCCGCGAGATACCTGGACAAGCAGACACGCTCAAACTGCGCATTGAACGCCCATTTGGTCACATTATCGTCTGTCAGGGCATCCAGGATAACTTCCGGGATTTTCTCGCCACAGGCAAGGTCAATGGTCTGCACCTCACCGCCATCAATACTGTACCCGAACAGCAGAATCTCAAAATCAGGGCTTTCCGCGTATTTATACACACCGCATTTCGGAAGGCTGACGGAGGAATATGTCTCGATATCAATTTCAATGTTATTCATAAAGCCTCCTTATAAAACCAGGCGGCAAGGTTGCCCCCCGCCGCCCGGACACTGTTACTCTTCGGACTTGCTTTCTGCTTCTTCCTGCTGTCTGCGTTTCTTTTCCTTATGGTCATCGATCTTGAAACGGATGATGGTAATGATACCGCTGATGTAAAGACCGATCACTGCGCCGAAGCAGATGGCAAGTTCCATTTCCTGAAAATGTGTCATAGGTCACGCCCTCCTTATGCCAGGAAATCATCGTCATCGAGGGTAGCGAAATCGTCCGCAGCGTTCGTTCTGCCGCCGAGAGGCTCCCCGTCACGCACCTTCTGGATGTTGCCAAGACCGCAGGCGATACCTTTATTGCCGTTGGAGTTGAAGGCATAGAAGTTCAGAGACACTCTCGCATAGCAGCCGGAGTAGACTTCGCTCCTGTCGAGGATCGGCTTGACCGCTCTGTCAACGATCTGGGGAGCGGTATTGGAGTTTGCGTTGATGAAGTAATGCCCCTTATAGGCTTCATCGTCACGCTCCACATCACCGTCACGCAGAGGCAGCTTGATCGCAGCCTTGTTAGGCTTCTTACCGCCGAATTTGGCGATACCCTCCTCGATAGCCGCATCGATTGCCGCATTGATGGCGTTTACTGTTGCAGTATCATCCTTCGGGATGAGAACAGATACGGAATATTTCTCCGCTCCGCCGTTGATGGATACAGGCTCCCAACCGTGGAAGTAAGAGAGTCTCGTGTTAATACCAGTGATAACCTTTGTCTTATTATTCGTGTTTGCCATTTTTACATATCCTCCTTAATTTCATTAAATTCGTTCATGGCGTTTGTTACGTTCATTGCCGGACGCTTATCCGATTTCGGAACCAGTGTCGGCTTGCCCGGCGGTTTATAGATGAGGCCGCCGAGAACCTCCTCAAACTTTGTCTTGCCCATCAGCTTCTGCATTTCTGTCAGCGTAATGAGAGACTTCCTGTAGATGTCCTTGTATCCGGCTTCGATAGCTGCCTCCGCAACTTTCTCCTCGTCCCGGTACTTACGGACTGAGCGCCCTTCGACCACTTTGAATCCGTCCCACTCTTTGCCGTGGTTTACGGCAGCGTCAGTGGCATAAGCTGTGATTTCATTCGCCCATTTGGTAAGGTCCGGAAGGATGGCAAGGATCTCCTCGATCTCCGCATCGGTGAGAAGTGGCGGGAGCCGGAACTCCGACTGTGCCAGTTTCAGCTTTTCTTCAGCCCTGGCACGGCACCTGACAGCTGCACGGCAGAAGGTACACCATTCTCCGGGGAGATAATCGCCCTCGCCGTTATACGCCATCTGCGCTCTCGGCTTCAGCACGTTCTCCGCCCAGCTTTTCAGTTCCTCTGCCGGAATCGTCCAGGTGCTGACGTGTTCCCGTCTTGGCTGGAAGATCGTCATGGATACCTCTTTGATGTCATACAGGGCATCGTAAAGTTCCAATGCACCCAGCGCATACAGTTTCATCTGCGGATTATCTTCAGCTTCGACCAGGATACCCATGCCGTACTTGAAGTCCACGATGTGCAGCCTGTCGTCCGAGATGATGATGCAGTCCCCGGTACCGAATCCCTCCGGCACATAGCAGGAGAAATCCAGATGCTGTTCAATCAGCACGATCGGGTCTTTGCAGTGCTGCCTCGCTGCCTCATACTGCTCCATAACGAAGTCCACATAGGCGTCAGAGCATTCCTCCATCTCATCTGAGTCGTAATCCGAGACAGGGCGTTTGCTGCGCATCCTGAGAGCCTTCTTCAGCTTGTGTTCGCACAAGGCATGAGCCGCTGTGCCTTCCTTCGCTGCTTCGGACTCGGTTCCCTCGAACTCCTCCTCAAGCCGTGCAGATGGTGTACAGTTGAGCCACCTGGCGGATGCGGAAGGAGGAAGGATGGAATGTTTTCTCATCACAGCACCTCCGCATCGGCAAGCACTGCCGCATAATCCTTCGGGTCAATGCCGCTCAAACGGTCTGCACCATACTTCTGAATGATGGCTCTGACCTCGGCGGTCTTGCCGCTGCGGCTCTTCTCGGCGAGAACGCCCCTGACCTTTTCCAGCGGGATCTGCTCCGGCTTTTTCTCCGGCAACGCTTTTGGTGTATCCGTCTCCTTTGGCAAACTGTCAATCACAAGGCTGCATACCGCCTGGATGCTGTCTGCCAGGGAGCGGATGTCCTCCACCACCTTGAGAAGCTTCTGTGCCGCTTCAAGCACTAACGTGGTCTTGTCCATTACCGTCTCCTCCTTCCTTTGTCTCGCAGATGGCGATCTCACCGACACTGTCTCCCGGTATCAGGACGGTCACTCTGCGTTTGTCCCCGAGGAGAAACTTCAGCAGCCTGTCTCTGACCGTGAGATTTCTGCAGGTCACGATCCCGCCCGTCTGCGGTTTCTTTGAAACACTGATCTTTAATTTGTGTTTCATGGCTTTCGCTCCTTTCCGAGAGCTTTATTTCCTGCCCTCTATCTGGTAGCCTCGGGGAAGGTGTGAATCTGACGGTTTTGAAAAAAGAAAATAAAAAAAGCCTGTAGGCTCTCCAAAGAGATACCCGCAGGCATGTAATACTGTTTATTCAGTTATAACAAGCTCATGTATAGATATGACTTTCCGTCCAAATCCGTATTATCGAGTTTTAATTTTACCGTAACTTGGCTCAGTTCTACTCCTGATAATAGCCTTACTTTTGGCAAGTAAAACGTCAGCACCTGATTACCTTCAATATGTCTGTCGTAATCAAATTGGCATTGTTCAACATTAAGCTGTTCAAACGAGAGTCCTTTTGCAATTTCAAGAAGGTCTTCATCGCTCAGACTATACTCTTCTGCAAGATTAGTAGTGTCATCTGGAATATACAATCTCTCCACTTTATTGCAGTCTTGAATCTTATCAAGAAGGCTTGGAACATCATCTTCACTAATCCAGCGATTCTTTAATTCATATTGAGCAAGATACTGTTTCTGTCTGTCACTTAACTGCTGATACAATTCTTTGCTAAACAAAGCGATTCTATGCAAAAGGAATAGATTCTCAATTCTTATCAGTTCATTCTGTGTAATGCAACTGAAAAAGCTCTCACCCTCTGCCAAATTGCAATGGTCCATTTCCTCCTGGTCGTACCACCAAGGTTTGTCCGGATGCGTTGCACGAGGCTTGATTTCTCCACCTGGAAATTGATCTTCAATCTTACCGCAGTAGACTAAAAGCTTTATTTTTCCTATCGGGTCATTTTCCTTCTTCACTGCCAGACTCCTTTAATCCCGCAAGGATCATTCCCTCTGAAGTATACCCATCCGGCATCATACGCTTTGCATGTTCCTGTAAAAGAATCTCGTGATAGGCATTCCCAAATAGTCCCAAATCAATCTCGCCCTTAAGAAAACTGCTCGCCGCCTTAAGTGTGTGCTTGATTCCGGTAAGTTCTCCACGGTAGTATTCAAGATTCATATAGTTATGCTGGCATTCGTGGTAGAGGCTGCCGTCATCCCATTGAAAATAACCAAAGCCCGTCATATCTGTGTTATCTGCACTTTTTAATCTGCGTTCGTAGGCTTTCTTATCTTTCACCGGGTCCGTATTGATTTCAGTTACCACGAAGGGGCCGCAATTGAGTCCATCGCTTTCAGGATACCTCGGGTCAAGCACAATATCACCCTTCTGGAATGGTGTCGGGAAATAAAACCACAGTCCGTCAAAACTATACCAACAGAGATCTGTTTCATGATCATTAAGTCCGTTGGCTGTGATGTTGATAATATCTCCGTTGTTTCTGATAAGCATACACATATCGAGATTGCGATCATTTATCTTCAGCTTTTCTACTTTAATCTCAACGACATCCATTCCTTCGTTTTCGCTGTAAGCATCCTTCATGCACTCATCAAAAGAAGAAAATATGCCCTCTGGAGTAGCGAAATGTCTGTCATCTTTGTAAAGACTGGAATATCGATACACCCACCCTTCCTGATATTTCCGAAAGTCAGATACGAGCCTTTTTTGAAGATCAATATACTCTGCGAGAAAACTGTGGAGGCTTGGAATTTCAATACAGTTTATTCTTTCTGCCACGCTGCAATCCGGCATTGTGTCGATTATCTCCTGCCATGCCGTGAATTTTTCTTCTAAGGTCATACTGCGATTCTGGTAGATAAGCCACGCGGCTTCAAGCGAATTAAAGACATACCCTGTCTCAATCAGATAATCTCGGATATCTTTGGAATTAATGAAGTTTGCTATGTTCATTCTGGTTCTCCTCTCCGCAGTAAGCTTTTTATATCCGCATCATACTCGCCGCATAAGGCTGTCCTGGCACATCCAAGTTTGCCCTCTCTGACAAGGAACCGATATACATTTGCAAATGTATCTTCACCGATTTTCCTCTGCAGTTTCATAGACAATAGTTTAAGAATTTTATCTTCGGCAGATTCACTCGGCTCATAGTATTCCATATCAAGGATTTCTCTTGCGCCCATAATCCCGAATCCATCAAAATCGATATAATAGGCACCCTTATACAGAGAATAATTTCTTGATTTCGGTGTGATAACCGCATATCCGTATGCCATCATATCGGATGAATCGACATGGTGCTTTTTTCCTTCAAGCTGTCGGTCTGCCCGTGATATTCGTCTATCATCTGCCGGAACACCGCGTTCAAGCATTGTTCTTGAATCCCAATAGTCAAAAGTATCAAGAACCATTTTTTCTTCGCCGGATTTTACAATATCTCCATGTCTGAACGGTGTCGGAATAATGAAATACAGCCCCATGAGTTCAGCTTCAATATCCAGATCTTTATCGTTCATTCCTTCAGAAAAAGAGACATCTATAATATCAAGGTTCTCGTCACATTCAAGATAGATATGCGGCTTGGAATCCGGAGAGTTCAGTTCCGCTCTGGATATCCTGTAAAAATCAGCCCCGCCATCATCCTCCATAAGGATCGACTTGATGTACTTCACGCAAGCCTCATAGGTTGTAAAATAACATTCCTGCCCATTTCTCCATCCGTCATCATCAGAGTTGTAACGGAAGCTCTTATGATGCCATTTGCTGACATAGTAGATGTATTTACCCTGGGTATTTTCCTTGAATCTCTCGATCTGTCTGAGTTGAAGATCCATATACTCTTTAAGAAATGCATGATAAGAAGAAAGCTCCATATGATATAAACCTGCGGGCTGTGAGCAGTCTGGTTCTGTGTCTATGAGTTCCTCCCATGCAGCAAATTTCTCGTTTAATGTCATGTGATTGTTATGGTAGATGATTGCCGCTTTTTCCGGGAGTGTAAACTTATGTCCAATTTCTTTGATATGAGCCGTTATTGCCTTTGAAGGTATGTACTTGCATATATCCATAGTTTCACCCGTCCAATTTAAATTCTTTCATATCGTTCAGTCTAAGCAGTACCGGCTCCTCACCATAGGCAGCTCCGACATCAATATCAATCCATGTGTCTGTCTTTATGATTTTTCCTCTGAAAGTCTCCCCATAACTCATGCTCGGAGTGTGACCGAACACGGTTACGATATCTCCATAATATTTGTCCGTAAGCTCAGGCCATGCCCACAGCAGTTCCTCCGCAGTATAGTCTGAAGGGCTTCTTTCAGGGCTGAAATTTTCAAGTCCGGCATGCACCAGCAGATATCGTTTCTCGTCAACTGCGATTTCTTCATAAAGTGGACAGTTCCGTAAAAATTCAAAGATTTTTCTCTGCTGCCTGCGGGGGATATTCTTTAAGGCTGCAAGGGTAACATCTCCGCCGTTTAACATATAGTTGTTCAGAAGCTCCATGTTCTCGGCAGATGTGAGTGTATTTATATTCTCTTCCGTGACCTCATCAAGAATAAATTCACAGGAAAGCAGCATTGCTTCATGGTTGCCCAGAAGCATATGAACATTATCCTGTCCCATGATCCACAGAAGCATTTCCACTCCGCCATCTCCATTGCGGTCTATAACATCACCTAAAATATATAGTTCGTCCTCGCTGTTAAAAGCCGCTTTTTTAAGGAGCATCTTAAAGCGACTCAACGGATAACCATGCAGATCCGATATGACATACACCATGTTCTTAAATTCTCCTTATTCATCGAGATAGCAATGATAATGCTTACTATAGTCCCTCTTGACCAGATACTCCTTAAGCCCAAAGGCACAAGCGATCTTCTCAATAGTCGCATCATCAATGTGAGGGCTGCAGTATATAATTGCTGTTCCTCTTGCACCTATAACGACACGTCCTCTCGGATAGTAATCAAAGCTCTTTCCTGTATTCAAGCAGTTCCATGCTTTCCACAGTCTTTCGTGATTATATGAATCTCCGGCTTTTGATACTGTCTCCGGAGCATCTACACTCCCGAATGGAAACATCTTGATCTCATCATCTACAATCCAAAACACGCCCTGTACTGCCATATCGCAACTTCCTATTCGACATAATCCATCCACGGTATTTGTATTACTTCTCGTCCTTTCATCTGCGCATACTGAATCGTATTAAAGGTTCCGCCTTTCTTTCCGCTTCTTTCATCGTAAACGGCGATAACAATCCCGCTATGATCAACCATATACTGGTTTCTTTCATGGTAGGCGCGAACATGGTATGGAATCGTAGTAACCACATGTACTAAATCCGCCTTTTCTTGTACTGCACATGCCTCCGGAGATAATTTATTATGCCCCTCAAACGGCAATGCAATCTCAAGTTTGATAGCCGGATCAGTTTCTTTCTTCTTCAATACAATTTCTGCAGCCCATGTATCAACTCCCAGAGCGTTACCGCAGATAAAATGAGTAACCCCATCCGAAATAGCAGTGTTAATTGCATCTTCAAGCGCAGAGAGTAGTTTCATGCACCGAGAATCTTCCTTATCATCACTCCAGGGGAATGCATTAGGCCTGTGCCCGGTAAAGCAGCATGTATTTATAATTTCTTTAGTTATGCCCATGAGATCAGGCCTCCTCTAATCCTTGTGATCAAATTATATCAAGCAATATGGAGTAAAAAGCGGACATCAAATTTATGATAGAAATGAGTAACATTTCACCGACTCTTTCAATCGTCTTCAGCAGAATCATACTTGCTTAGACCTACGAGAAGGTAAATTCCTTAATTTTACATCCATGCAGACCTTTTGATATGTTTCCGGGTAGTTAGCTTTAAACCATAGCATTTTCATTACCGCTATCGAATAGGAGACTGCGTGGCTTTTAGGGAACAGGTACTTTATTTTCTTAAGCGACTCGGTGTACCATTCCGGCACATTGTGTTCTCTTAAGATTTCATCCCACTTCTCACTGTACTGTCCTTTTCTTGTTGTCTCCATAATCGTATATGCAGTTTCCTTATCAATTCCCATCTTTAAAAGATAGATGTAGATATCATCACGGAATGCAATCACCTCGGACATGGTGGCAGTTCCATTTTCAATCAGCTCAACATTTTCACTGAATACCCCGGTTCCGTGTTCAAGGCCGTATGCTTTAACAAATTCACCCCAGTTTTGAAAATGCGTCTGGTTAATATCTTCCAGAAAATAATCCGATGAAAAATCCGGCAGCTTCAGTAATCCGGAATCAAAATTGATTTCTGACAACTCGACTCCTGTTCGCTCTGACAGCATACGCAATATTGTAGGATTATCGTGTCCGAGAATATCCA